GTTTGAGATTTGGCGCTAGCCGAAGGCGTTCCCCGCCCTCGGGGGGGTGGTGCTGTCCGGCTAAGCGGACTCAAGCCTGAGCCTACGTTGCCCGTCCCACTTGTTGCCCTTCAGTTCGTTGCATCTCTTGCAGGCACATCGAACGTTGTGCCAGTCGTGGTCGCCGCCTTTACTCAATGGTATCGGGTGGTGATCCACAGTTGCAGACAGTGGGTCATGACTTTGATACAGGCGGTGTGCTTTCTTGCCACAAATATGGCAAACGTATCTGTCTCTCTTAAACACATCAGCGGGCCTCACGTCTTTGTTGAAATGCCCTCCGTATGTCCGGCATCGGCGGCGGTACGAGCCGTACATTCTCTTATGCAGTCTTCGGCTTTCTCGCTTGCAGGATTCGCAATGAGGGTGACCAAACAGCCGTGCATTCAAAACCAACTGGCCGCACTTGCACGGCCTTGCCCCACGCCACGCCTTCTTGCACGCATAACTACAGCAACGTGCGTTCAAGTGATTTGTTTCATTGCCACACACTTCGCATGGCGGCCTGGTCTTGTAGTTTTTGTGTCTCCGTGGCCGCTGTGGCTCCCAAACATCAACAAACCATGCAGCGAATGCGGCTGCCTGCCTTATTGCTGCAGGTTGGCCCATGAAGCCACGCTTGAACTCCCTGACATCGGCTCCGGCGCACGTCTGGCTGCAGTAATCGTGCTTGCGTGCCTTCACGCGATTCTCGCAGCCTTCACGCTTGCAGGTCTTTTTTCGCTGGCTGGACTGCCTTGGTGCCATCTTTACAGACAGGCCAGCTCGCTTCCTGGCTTTATGGCGGCGACACTTTTCTGTATTGCCGGCTTTCCTGCATGATTCGCTGCCGCAAGTCATGGCCATCTGTCGCTGCGGTGTGGCTGTAAACAATTCCCCACAAACGCTGCACGCCTTCTGCGTTTCCCGAGGGAGCCTGCCCTGCTTCCTTGCTTGAAACCGCTGCTGCTTGTCGCAGACTGGACAGCGGTTGCAGTCCTTTCCGAGCGGCGTTGTCCAATCGCTTCCGCACTTCCTGCAAGCCATCGCCACACCTCCTGTGTGACGTTCAGCCTGCGTGCGTTGTCAAACTTTCCGCCGTTGCTCCTGCATGGTCTTCCTTCCGTGGCAACGGATGCAGAGAGTCCGCAGGTTGCCGAGCTCGTCCGTGCCACCTCGAGCCTTTGGCGTCACGTGGTCAACGTGGGCTTCCCGCTTGTCCGCACAGACTCGGCCGCACTCTTGGCACTGCCATGCGTCGCGGATCAGCACGGCCTGACGCGTCTTGAACCAGGCTGCAGAGCAATACCCACGCTGTGCCGCATTGGGCCGTCCGCTCTCGTCACGCCTTGCGGCGGTACGCAGCCTGAGCGGCCGGTGGGTTGGAATCCGCTGGGGCATGCCCTAGCTCTTGAGCATCACGACACCAGCCGTGCCGGTGCTGTTCGTCGTGGCCGAGACGATCTTCAGGAACTCGGTGCCGAACACTTCATCGGGCAGCGAGTAGGCCCGGCCGTCCGTGCTGGACGCGGCAAGCGTGAGATCAGCCACGCTGCCGTCCGACTTGTACAGCCGGCGGAACGTGCCGGTAGGCGTTACGCCTACCCACATCTGCAGCGTGCTGGCATTGGTGGAGATCGTGCCAATCGAAAGCACCGCCCCTGCAACGTCACGCATGTCGAGCGTGGTGGCCAGGCTCGTGGCGGTGTGCAGCGTGATGTCGAAGTCGCGGTACTTGCGCGAGATGATCGAGTCGGCCATGCGTGGTCTCCTGTGTCTTTAGGCTAGGGTTGGGGGGCGTTAGCCTTGCAGTGGATCCGGCGGCAGGAGCGCCGCCTGGTAATCGGCATCGGTGATCTCCTCAACGGCGCCGCTGGAAAGCAATTGCGGAAGCAGAGTCGCCGCTGGCTCCCAGGTCAGCCATTCAGGAAGCAACCCAACAAGCAGGCGGCCAGATGCGTCTCTCGGAGCGGTGTTGGCGGGCGCGATGCAAGTCGTCGTAGCTTTGTCATTTGGCAGTCCCCACGCAGCATCCAGCGTGGCACGCACGCTCTCGTATGTTGCCTCGTCGCTGCGGAAGAAACGGTGCGGCGTCATGCGACCGTGACTCCCCATTTTTTGCCGAGATTCCGCTCGACTCTCTGGCGTTCTGCGGCAGTCAGCGCTCTATTCCAATGAAGAACCTCAGCGATGTCGCCAATGAAATACTCGCCGATATCTCGCCGCGAGCCGAGCCACGGGCCGCTATTGTTGTCGTAGGCCGTGGTTACAGTGGCGGTATTTGCTGCTGTTCCGTTAGTCCATCCAGCCTGGGCTGTCGGCTCAAGGACAATCGACCACACGTTTACGTTTGAAAGAGTAGCACTGCTTGTGCCGATTGTTTCAGAGGAACCGTCGTTTTTCTGGTAGTGCCAGAATGTTACTCCGCCAGTTCTGTATCGCATGATGACGCCATTAGCGCTGCTGCCGTCCGCCTTGTACCACAGCGACTGATTACCGCCTGTGCTTTGTTTTGCGACGATAATGATCGTCTGCGATGTGGCATTGAATGCCGCGTTTGCGGCAATCTGCATGGTGTCGTCAACGCCCAAAAACGAGACGACTTTTCGGCCGTTGATGGTGTTGGTATATGCAGGTTGTTTTCCGCCCGTTGTCTGTGTTGCATTCCTGCCGTTCCCGCTTTTGTCGGCCCAGACCGACACGCCGGTCGATGTCGTGATCGAAGACGAGTCGGAGGCATCAAGCCACAATGACAGCCCGCTGATGCTCTTCGGGTTAAACCCGCTCGCTCTGGGCCGCAACAGTTTCGGGCTCATCCCCATGCGTCAGTTCTCCACCTTGGCTGCTTTTTGCTGCAACGCGTAAAGCAACTTCGTCTGTTCCGCGACGGCCTGGCTGATCTCGCGTTGCGTCTCGCCGAGTTGCTTCACGAACGACCTGTGCTCTTCTACCAGGGGCAGCAGCACGTCGTTCCGCAGGATATACCCTGCCGCGAGTGCCACGAGCACCGGAAAGCCCCATCGCTCCATGATGCCGAACACGGTGTCTTTCGCTGCCTCAGTCATGGTTCCGTGCCTCACGCATCAGTAGACGCATCTGCGTGCGGTTCTCCTGTCGATCGAGCCACCATTGAACCAAGAGCTTTACCACCTCTTGCACAAGAGCCCCAAGCACCAGCGTCAGGATGATGCCCATGCCGAACTCGTGGCGGGCGGCCCGCTCGATCTGCTTGGTGTAGTGCTTGGCCACGACCTGCGTTTCGTCGGCGTTGCACTGTTCGAGCACCGGCAGGGGCCAGCCTCGGACGGCTGACTTCACGATCCGCGAGACGATGCGACGGCCGGCAACCGATCGCTGTAGCGTCGGCAGGCGATCCCAGACGTGCGTCTGCAAGTCGGAAAGTGTCATTTTCTGCCAGTTCCTTTACAGATCGGGCAAGGCATGACGATGCGGCCGTCGCCGATCTTCCCGGTGCCGTCGCAGTTGTCACACTTGTCGCTGGCCGGGCTGGGGGCGATCTCGTGCCGCAGCTGCACGACCATGCGGGCTGTCTCGCAGGCCAGGTCGGCGGTGACGCCGTTGTCACCGGGCAGCGTGGCAACGCATCCAACGAGCACGACGGCGAATGCCAGCAGGAATCTCACAGGATGCCCTCCAGCCAGTTGCCGGGCATCTGCGACGGCTTGAACCCGCTGTACCCGGCGTAGACGTAGGAATCACGGCCCGAGCACATGCGGTCAATCACATCCGCATCAGCCCAGAACGAGCAGTTACGCACGGCCTGCGGCATGTCGTTTGGGTAGTGCTTACCGACTGTGTTGGATTCGCCCCAACTGTTCCAGATATGCACGCCTGGGCGTTTGCCGAACCGGACTCCGCCCCCAAAGAGGCAATGCCACCAGACCCCGCCGGCCTTGCAAAAGCCATCTTCATCGCGGCTCATGCTGAAGCCTTGGCCACTGCAGAAAACGACCCCATAGCCATTGCTGATGGCTCGGGCACAGTCATCAAACGACAGAACAAGCGTCGTTTCGCTGCACCGCCGCTGCTTGGCGAACGGCTCGAGCACCTCGGGCACTCCAGAGCGGCCCCACTCACGGTCCCGCTGCTGCTTTCCTTCCTCGCGGATCACTGTGCCGCCGTAATCAACGCCGTAGTGCAGGCAGCCGAAGTCACGGATGGCTTTCGCGGCATGGAAGCCCGTGCTGCCGTCGCCTCCGGTGTTCGTGCGCTGGCCCCGAGCCTCCACCCGCGAGAAGCCGTACAAGCTCGCCTCAATGGTGCGGCCGTGCCAGGCTTCCGGCTCTTTCCGCCAGTGAATGTCGCACGCGGCGAGCACGTCTACGGCCAGGCTCGCGCCCCAGCCGACGCATGAGCCGACGTTGCCTTGCGAGCCACGCTTCCACTTGCTGTCGCACGCCAACAGGGCTGGGTACAGAAGCACGTCCTGATCGGCCGCCTTGAGATCCGGCCCGGCCGTTGCGAGCGTCGGATGCGGCAGCGTCGCTACGAACGCCTCGGCACCTTCTGGGTCGGGGACGTAGCCCATGCCATGCTCGGCCATGCGTCAGCCCCCGTTGACGCCGGCCCATGCCACGGCACGACAGAACGCCACATAACGGCCCCGCAGGTCCGCAGTGACCGGCACAACGTCCGTGCCAACAGCGGACCCGTACGCGGCCTCTACGGCCGTCCGCAGCGATTCATTGGAGCCGGGCACATGCTGCCCGATTCGACGCCAGGCGATGTCCACGGCCAACGCCGTAAACGCCCGCAGCGAGCGAGTGTCCGTGAAGACCACCTCGGTGGTGACGGCATCGCCAGCCGCCACCGTCGCGGCCTTGTTCCAGACTTCGGCCCACAGGGCACGATCCACGGCCGACGCACCACGCAGGGCATCGGCAATCGGCTGCACCAACGTCTGCATCTCGGCACTCGGCGTCTCGACGGCCACGGGAGCCACGGGGCTGGCTGGCAACGTCGGCAGCGGCACCTTGCCCCAGGCGGCAGCGACCAGCAGAGCAATGGCGGCAAGGCGACTCAGGAGACCGGCTTTTTCTTTTGCGGCTTCCAACGCACGACTCGCGGCCGCTCTGATCTGCGGCCAGTAGGGAGCCACCGCGAGAGCAACCGCCAGAGCGAGGGCACCGGCACGAAATGCGTGTTCAACATTCACTTGCGGCCCTCGACTTGGAGCAGGGCGAACCGCACCAGTGCCTCGCCTTCCTTGGTTTTCAGCACGTCCGAGATGAGCCGCACGAGTTGGTCATCGGTCACGGCCTTGGTCTTCGATGCCAGCCATTCGCAGGCTTCGCCGACGATGATGCTTCGCTTGTACGGATCGACTTCATTGACGAACCGCTGGCCGTAGCCGATGAGCGGCGACCAAGCCGAGAGCAGCTGGATCTGCTGCCAGATGTTCAAGTTGGTGCCGTACTTATCGAGCTCGGCGGGCGTGGCTTCGTAGTTCGTCACGGCGTGTCCTCCTCCCCCGATTCTGCCCCCTCGTCCTCATCCCCTTGCAGCGGCGTGACGTTGACGGTGTCGTTCAGCCAATCCCACACCGAGCGGTAGCAGTCCTCGGCCTCGTCTGCCACGTCCTTGCGGTCCAGGCGAAGCGGCTGGCGGAACCGCTCTTCTTCGAGCACCTTGCCGTTCCCGTCAGTCATGTAGCAGTACGCGTACAGTTGCCCGTACTCCACAACGATCCGCCGATGTACGTGATCGCTGCCGCTCACCACTGCACCTCGCCGGCCTGGTCCTCAAACGCCTCGCGGGCTTCGTCGGTCATCTCGATCCGTTTGAGCGTCACCACCTGCGTCTTGATGACGCGGCGGTCCTCGCGGACTTCCTCGGTCCACGTCGCCTGGATCTCCTTCGTGGCCTGCAGGATCTCGCGGGGCGTCGGGTCACGCTGCCGTACTGGCTTGGCCCGTAGTCGCCTGTCGTGCCGTGGTGGCAGATGCCAGACATGCTTCAGTCGGATGACTTGGTCGCGGCTAATAGTCCACCGCTGGCACAGTGCCCGCATCGGCATGTGCGTTAGCCAATCGGCTCGGAATGCGGCAACGCTAATGGTCGCCGTGATGCCCTTCATCGTCTTTCATCCAAGCCATGACGCATCGCTGCGACGGGTTCAAGTACAAGTGCTGGCCCGTCGCCTTAGCGATGCTTGCGTGCTTCGGAACGTGCTCGCAGTCTTTCACGCCGTCGTATGTGCCTTGCAGGAAGGCTTCCGTGCGGTAAATGCACAGCCCGCCAAAGGCAGACGAGACGAGCACGGGCGGCGAACCAACCGGCGGCAGCCACTGGTGCTTCCATCCGCCGAGCCCAGCTGTGTAGTCATCCAAGTAGCAGTCCGCCTGGCCAACTCCACGCAGCGCCCAGCAGTCATATTGCAGCCATCCTTTTGTGATGGCCGGCTTTTTGTCTTCGCCCATGGCCATGACAGGATGCTCAACCAGCGAGACGCTTGCCATGCCGTAAGCCCCAGGCATCTCCACAAGCCACCCGATCCCGTTGAGAAGCCCAGTGTGCGACCAGCCGCCCCATTGGTCCCAGTCGATGACGATCACGTAGTCGGCGTCTGCGGCACAATCCCGCACCCACCGTTGGCACGCGTCGCGGTACTCGGCCAGGGCAATCGTCCTGCGTCCTGCGAACTCGGCCCCATAGTGCTCGCGGCCAAGCGTCTGAGACGTGAACGTGGCCTGCTTGTACGCCTCGGCGAATGCCTGCAGCACTTCAAGCGTCTGATCCGTGCTGTCGTTCTCTTCGATGTGCAGTGCCCACGACTTGCACGACCGCACGAGGTACTCGAGCCGCCCGAGGTTCTCAGCCAGCCGCACGGCACAGTTGCGAGCTAGGCCAACAAAGGCCACCTTTGAATGGGCCAGCCGGGCCATGCCTTCCGCGTACCGTTTCTGGTACAGCTCGGCAAACGGCTCCAGCGGGTAAATGAGATGGTCGGGGATGTTCATCGTTCAACCCTCACACCACATCGTTTCATGATCAGTGCGTCCGATGTCTCGTCATCTACACCAACGCGAGCCAGGAACTCGTGACAACGCTTCGCCCATTGCAACGCCTTCTCTTGCGTGTTCACTGAGTCGCGGCCGTAACTGCTCTCGGTCATCGTGTAAGCAGCCCCGGTGATCGGCAGGTATGTGGCGCCGTGGATCGCAGCTGCTGCCGCGTAGCCGATGGAGTCCATGTGAGGCCCCATGTCCTGCCAGCGGTGACGCCAGAGCCAGGCGGCCACGTCCGCACGCAGAGACGAGCCAATGCCAGTCTCGGTGGCGTTTCGTCCTGACTGCAGACGCTCACGCACGCGTTTGGGCGTCATCAAGCACGGTTCGCTCACGTCCTGGCTGACGGCGTGAATGTAAGATCCGTCAGGCCGAACCACGTCGTAGGTGGTGAACAAGACGGGCGACTCGATGTGCCGCCGGATCGCCGTTACCAGCCCAGGCAGCAGGATGTCGTCGGCACTCAGGGCGATGATGTGCCGGCTCGCCACGGATTCGTAGGCGTCCCGCATCGCTTCCAAGTGGCAAGGCGTCTTTTCCTCGTGGCGGATGAGCCGAACGCACGGGAACTGGTTGGCCCAGTGCTCGACAACGGCCAGGCTGTCATCGGTGCTGGCATCGTCAATGACAACCACCTCGTCTGGGCCTTGATGGCACGCGCTGCCGAGCGAATTATGCAGCGTCGCGGCCATGTTGCGGCTGGGGATGATGACGGCAACGCTCATCCGATTCGCACGGTAGTCCGTGCCTCCGTGCCGTACGTTTTCTCCGTGATGACTTTTCCGATCTGCACGTCATCAACCCATGCCACGCCGTTCAATGCGTCCTCAACTCCCTTCTGGTAGTTCGAGCAATCCCCTGGCGGGAGACGCAACGCAGTGCGTGGATTTAGTTCGCCGCTGGCCTTGAAGTGCGACTTTGGCCTGACGAAAACAAGGTCGATGATGAGCGTGAGCGGGGCTTCGTCTGTAGGCAACGCCCCGGCGGCTTTCGCCGCCAGGGCTATCGCCTGTCGGTACGCCACGATTCCGTTATCTGGCGTGTACGCATGGCCTCTCCGAGTCACTTTTACGCGTGGCTGCGGAATTGGCTTGCCAGGTACAGAAAACGTGATGGCCACGGCTCACCGGTATCGAATCACGGCGAACCACTGGCGACGGGCCGGCGAGTAGGCGACGCCTTCCTCGACGATCACCCGCTTGCCGAAGTAGCAGCAGTTCCGCCGGGCCTGCTCGGGCGTCGAGCCGCACCCGATCCCTTCGTACTGGCCGCACGACGAGTGCACGAGCACGCCGCGACGGGCGATGATCGTGGCGTGATCCTGGGCCGTCACCACGACAGTCGGGCCGGCGGCTTCAACCGTGAAGCAGGCCAATCCCACAAGGCAGGCGAGAAAGAAACGCATGGCAATCCTCCGTGAGAGCCCGGTGTCAGCCGGGTCAAACGGAAGATGGCATGCGTGTCAAACGTCAAGGAGTCACGGCAGCGTTCGCAACATTATCCGGCACGTTATCTGGCACCGCCGCGTGCCTCGCGGCCGAACGGCGCATCCATGCGGCGTGTTATCCAGCGGGCCGGGCGTTTATACGGGTCCGTAGAAACACTGGTTCTCACTTGTGCCTACAGTCCGCCGTAGCACCACTCAACGTCGCAAAAACGGAACGTCCGGCCGCCGCTATGAATCGCAGGAACGTAGCCCCATAAATAACAGACCTCTCCATAGGCCGGTTGTCGCTCGTCGGCAATCCAAAACAGCACGGCGTCTCCATGCCGCAAAGCGTACTCCTGCCCGCGAGGCTCTGAAGTCCATGCAGTTCCGGCCAGTAGCGATGCCGTGAGAACCACGCGATGCAGCGGACCCGCGAGAGCGTCGGTTGGTTTGTTCATGGCCATAGGTCGCGGGCCGCTGATCGCTGGCGTTCTCAGGCAAACCGCTCCCGCCCCTTGGCGATCCCACGTTCGACTGCCGCTCGGATTGCGGCCTCGGCTTCGTCGCCGTCCTTGAGCTCGAAGTAGGACGCAATGACGTTCTCCAAAGATTCCCGTGGAGTGACGTTGCCACCGCCGCCCAACTCGCAGTTCACCATCTCGTCATGGGTTGCGTACACGCATGGAGCTTCGTCTTCGTTGTCTCCGAATCCACCATCGACCTCGACCTGCTTTCGCAGTTCCGAAAACCTGCAAATGAACCACTTGTCCCAAAGTTCGGTCCACCGCTCGACGGTGTTAACCTGCGAGGCATCATTCCAATCAGCAAGAAACAAATCGCCCTCATCCTTCGCTTTGGTCGTCATAAATCCCTCCTTTTGGTTTGAAGAATCATACCTGAGAACCAAGCGCTGGAGCGGACGGCCAGGGGCCGCCGCTCAGCTTCCGCGTTATGGCTATTGGCGTGGTGCCGTGAAAACCTGATGCTGCCCCCATGTATCGCCATCGCGCGTGACGCGAACGATTTCGCCTTTTTCGACCAGATAGTCCAGCGCCGCGAGCATCGTCCAAGAACTGCCGGTCGCCTTTTCAAAAGCGTGGCCCGCCGTGAACGCTCCAGCCGCCTTCAACAACAGCTTGGCGTTGTCGCGAATCACGGTCAGAGTTTCCACGCCGTGCTCGGTGAACAACCCTGCTCGTTCTTTTTGGTAGTCGTAACTCATGCTTTCTCCAGTGTGGCTCAAGCCATAACCAGCGGATGAAGCGGACGGCGAAGCCGCCGCTTATCCTGTGCGTTATGCCACACCTCTCGGCTGAAATGTCCCTCGCCGCCACTTGCTCACCTTGCTGTGCGTGTTCGTCACGTCCTCACGCATCCGCTCTTGGATGTGCCGTTCCTTCAGCATTGCCTTCAGCCGCTCGATCTCGTCTGGCGACGGGTCCACCGTGCTGCGTTCCTTCTCCACCTTCGGCCGCTTCGGCAACTTCATCCGCTGGGCGTACGAGTACATCGTGCCGATGGACACGCCGCACCTGTCGGCGATCTCCTGCGTCGGAACTCGCTCCACCCACAGCCGATGGATCTCGGCTGCGGACAGCTTCGGCCGCTTGCCGCTGCTGCGTCGCTCCAGGCCGAACTTCCGCGTGGCTCGGTGCACGCTGTCCTCGGAGCAGCCCAGCTGGGCTGCGATCTGAGATGCCGTGAGCCCCTCAGACCGCAGCACCAGCAGTTTGTCGTAGTCGATACGGGCTGCCATGGTCACTCCGTGGCCAGGGGCATGATGACGCCGGTGAACGTGTCCGTGCGAAGCACGACGGCCGACTGCGAATCAGTGGCCTGGACGCTCACCGTGGGCTCGCCGTCAGCCGGCAGGCCCGAGAGCCACTCGCGGACGAACACCGGATCGAGCTTCACGCTGCACGCCTTGCCGGCCTCCACGATCTCGCACGTCACGCTTGACTCGCCGGCCTCGGCAGACTGCCCGTGCAGGTGGATGCCCTCTTTCGTAAACGTGTACTGCACGCCCTTCGACTGCTCGCTCGTCACGATGGCTGCCGCCCTGGTCGCCGACAGCAGTTCCGTGGCCAGCACCGTGGTCGGCTCGCCACCGTCCGCCGGGATCACGTCGCGCCACCGGGGGAAGCGGCCCTCGGTCAGCCTGGCCGTGACGGTCGTGCCACCGATGGTGGCCAGGAGCTCGTTCGCCGTGGCCTCCAGCTGCACCGAGTCCTCGCCGGCCGCCACCGCGACGCGGGCCATGATCTGCATCACCCGGCTCGGCACCAGCGTCGTGGAGTCATCCACCGCCAGGTCGTGCTCCATCTCGCACGAGCACAGCCGGCGGCCGTCCGTGGCCACGAAGTTGACCACGCCGTCCTTTACGTCCACCAGCACCGCCCCGAGGGCATAGCGGCTCGACTCCTGGTCGGCCGCGAACACCACACCACGCACCGCACGAGCGAACTGGTCCGCCGGGAGCCGCGTCACGGGCTTGGCGTCCTTCGGTTCCCAGATCGGGTATTCCGCCGCGTCCTCGACGGGCAGCGTCCACGTGCCGTGCCCACACCGCACGACGCACGACGTGCCCTTCTGCTCCAGCGTCACCTCGTCGCCACCGGCGGCGTTCAGGATCGCCATGAGCCGCGAGTGCGGCAGCAGCATCGCATCGCCGTGGTAGTCGATGGCGGCGTCGATCCGCACCTCGAGGTCCGTGCCGGTGACGAGCCCGTCACCGAGACGCACGTTCGTCAGGACCGGCTTTGGTGCCCTTGTTGGCACCGCCGGGCTGACAGCGGCGAGAGCACTCTTCAAATCGGCGGCGCTCAATGTGATGCCACCAGTCTTGCGACGTTCCTTCGTTGCCGTAGCCATGTGAAATCCTTTTCTTTGAGAGAGAACAACCAACCAAAACGCCCAACACGAACGTGCAGGCGAGACTTATGTGGCCCAGTGAAATCAGGGCGAATTGCTCGAGCGTCATAGCGACATCCCCGGATCGTCCCCGAGCAGCGGAAAACGCATCGACGCCATCTCGGCCTCGACCACCTCAAGCACCTTGCTGGTGGCCACCAGGCGAGCCATCAGCGCGACGATCGTGTCGTGGGCCTGCTCCAACAGCAGTCTCGACTCATCGTCAATCTCGTCACGCCACGCCGAGGCTAGGCAGACATCAGCGACGGCTTGCGGGGAAGGCTTGCGGCGGCTCATGACACCACCTCGATTCCACGCGTCTGGCCGGCGCGACGGCGGATGAGACCCTTCCGCTCCAGGGCCAGGATGTGGCACATGGCACCGTTGGGGCTGCGGAACCCAAAGTGCTCCATGATCTCGCGGACGGTCGGGCCGCAGATCGCGGTGCGTTCGCGGACGAAGTCGAGGATCTCTCGCTGGCGGTCGGTTGCTGGTGGCTGAATCGTCTCGCTCATAGATCCTCCTCCTTGAGTTTCATTCCAGCCGCAAGCGCGGCGACTTCCTTGGGGCGTCGATAGGTGGCGGGTCGGTACTCGGCAAACTCCCTCGCCTTGCGATCCAAGGCCGCACGCTTGGCAACGTCTTCAGGCGTCTTGCCAGCGCTGCGATTCGTGCCGCCCTTGTCCTGCGAGCGTGTCAGCCATGCCACGAAGAACCGACGCCAGTTCGACTTCTTGGCCTTCGTCGGATTCCCACGCAGCCACTCGGCCGCACGCAGGAGCTCGATGTCAACCAGGCACGCTGGGTACGCCTCGGCCCAAGTCTTGCGGTCTGCCTCGGTGATTCCCTCCCAGCCCGCATCCAAAGTCCAGCGGATCGGCTCGTGGTGCTGCGAGCGTGTCCGCCGCTTCGGCGGATCGCTCGTAGCAACAACCGGCGCAGCCGGTTGAATGATTTCTCCGTCAGGAGAAATCCCTGCATTTGACGTTGACGTTGACGTTGACGTTGGATGGCATCCGTTTGCCATGCGTTTGCTATGCGTTTGCTGTGCGTTTGCTATGCGTGACGCATCGCCGCACCACCTCCCAGACGCCGCAGACTTCGCAGCCTGTGATCGCTTCTCGCGGATCTCGACGCACCGGCAGCGGTGCTCCTCAAGCTTGGCGTTCCGCCTGGTGCCGTCTTCGCAGGTCGGGAACTTCTCCGACAGGACGTTCCAGCACTTGCCGACGCCAGCAGAAAGCCGCTCAAGGTCAGCCAGGTCAGCCGGCAGACAGCCTCTGTCCCACTGGATCATCAGTAGAGTCAGGTAGTGGCCGCGTTCCTCCGCAGTCCAGCCGATTGTGCTGGTGAGGAAGTCACGAACGTACAGCGGCAGGTAAACGTCAACGCGAGTGTCAGCGGCCACGACTAGCCTCCTCGTGCTGCTGCACAGCGTCCTGCCATCCGAGTTGCCTGCGAGCCTCGGCAACAAACTGCGGCGTCATGCGTCCGATCTCTCTAGCCACGGCGTAGTACACGTCGGCGTGCTGGTACGGCACGGACGGGTCGGTGGCCTTGTGCTCAAAGTGAGCACGGATCTCACGTAGCAGCAGCTGCGTGAATGTCTTTTTGTGTTGCATCCTTGCCTCTTACTGCCGCCACCCACGCGACTCGCAATACTCAACCCAAGTCCTGCGGATTCGAGCAAACGGATCTTCCGTGGCAGTGCATCCAGACTGATCGTCTGCCGATTGCGATAGCGTTGGGCTGTACGAATTAAGTTGCTCCGAAAGAGCGGCACGCTCTGCGATCAGTTCGCACACAGGTCTTGACCGAGTTGCAATGTCTTGCTCAGTGCTCGGTCGATACTGCTGCGTGCCTTTCTTGCGACGGCTGTATTGCCTATTTCGCTTGATTCGACGCCAGTGCTCAAGCAGTTGCTCTTTGCGTTCGTTGACAGCGAAAAGCAACTTTTGCGGTGTAATTTCCTGCCAGGCTGTGCTTACAAGATCGCCATTGCGAAACGCCAGTTTTTCCTGCGGCATATCGCCTCGCGCGCGAAGGTCAATCAAGAGCCTGTTAATACCTCGCTCGCCTGTACACAGCTTCTGTATGTCGCTAACAGGCGAGCAAGCCTGCCACCTGTCAACTCCGACCCATTTCCAAGCAAGGCCCAGGTAGTGAAGAAAGCAATGCTCTGGGCCAATTTCCTGAATTATCTCAATAGCCTTTTTGCTAAGCAGATCGTGGCACTCAAGCAATCCGTCAACTGCGCTGTCTATGTTTAGAGGTAGAGGATTCCTGTTTGCGAAATCTCCTGCTGAGTCAAAAAGCCACTGACAAGATATTCCTAGGCCGGCAAGCGACCTCTGCTTGTCAACGTACGTTTCGCTCAGAGAGTGAACGGCCTCAAACGCTTGATGTGTAAATGCGTTATAGGCATCGAACCTGCTATGCCTGTCTGTCTTGTCAGTGAACTCGTGCAACCATCCTTCACGCATACCGGCGGCCAGTTTTGCGCATCTGTGCCAAGGAGTTTCGAATCCGCCTTTGCACGATGTGTCTTTGCGTCCCTTTGCGTGCGCGAAATGAACCGCAATTTGCTCGCCAGCGCGGACAATGAGTTTGTGGTCACATACAGGGCACTTGCACTCAGATGTTTTGTCGCAAAGCGACTTAACGTCAATCGCCGTTCGGCCCATGTGGTCTCGCGGGTTGGCAAACTTTTCCTCTGGTGCATACAGAGGCTCAATCTTGAGATTCTCAATCGATTCGATTGTGTTAGTTGCGTCGTCAGCCACGTCACGCTCCACGCCATCTTCGGCAGTCATATGGCCTTCCCGCGTCGCGCGTACCAATCGCGTTTGAACAAATCGAACGAGCCTTGGTGCCCGTCAGTTCGCCAGTTGCAGTAGGCGATGACGCACTCCTCCAAATCGAGATCTCGCGTCTGCTCGTACTTGGCCTTGCGCTCCGCCAGGTCGTCGCGTTCCTTGTCCTGCAGCCACTGCGGCTTCGCCATCACGCAACCCTCCACACAGTGGCCATCCGTCCGCTCGCCGTCCGCCTGGTCCCGGCCTCAACCACAAGACCACGCCGTGCAAGTTCGATCCGCCGTGGCCGCTGCGTGGACGGGTTCATCCCAAGCAGCCGCTGCTGTTCTTCGTCAGTGAGCCCGTCCGGCGTCGCCGCGAGCAGCTCGAGCACACGCCGTTGCATCGCGTTCAGCGTCGCCGGCCCGAGCGAGTCGGCCGCCTTGGCCGATGTGATCGAGCCGTTGACGCTCGGGGCTCGCTGCGTGAACAGCGGAAGATCGCACTTGGAGTCGAGGAAGACGCTCATGCCACGGCCTCCGCGTCGAAGAGGGTCGCCTCGGCCTTCCGGCCGCGGGCCGCCTCTTCCATGTTCTTTACAGCCTGTCTGTAGTACGCCGGCTTCAGCTCCACCCCGATCGCTTTGCGACCGTTGAGCACAGCCCCGTACGCCTCGCTGCCAACGCCCATAAAAGGTGTGAGCACCGTCTCGCCGGGCAGGCTCCGCAGATGCACGATCCGCTCGATCACGTCGAGTTGCAGCGGGTGCATGTGCCGCTCGTCATCGTCCTCGCGGGCCTGCTTGTAGGGCAGCGTCCGCTCGATTCGTATGTCATCCCAGAAAGCCGATGCGTACTGCCGCCAGATCCAGTGTGAATAGCGGTTCTCGATCTGCTTGCCCTTGTGCCCGCGATAGGTAAGCAACTCGGCCGGGATCTCACGCTCGCCCGCGTACTCCAGCAGCCCGTTCGGGTTCGCGACCGGCACCTGGTTCTCCCCTTCCTTGCGGAAAAGCAACAGGCAATCCGCAGATGCAACGTCGCACAGGCTCGCGTCGGTCACAACTTGCTTGTGGGCGAGCCCCTTCGCCATCGTGCGATTGCGGACACCGAGCGGCTCCTTCCAGATAAAGTGCCGGCACCAGAACCGCCAGCCGAGCGACTCATGCAGTCGGATGATTTCGCCCGGGAAATCGACCAGCCCTCCAGGCGATGTCTTCCTGGGAATGTCCATGCAATGCACGGCAGACAGCCGGCCAGGCATCGTCACCCGGTGGATCTCGCCCACCACGAAGGCATAGTGGTCGAAGAACTCCTGGTGACTGCGGCAGTTCGACAAGTCACGCTCCGAACTGGAGTAGTGGTACAGGCACCCAGCCCCATCCGCCGCAAACGGCGGCGAGTAGATCGAGAGGTGTACCGACTCGTCTGGGATGCTCTGGAGAACCTCGCAGCAGTCGCCGTTGTAAATCGCGTACTCGTTTGTGATTACTTGGTCGCTGACAGCCATGACGGAATCCTTTCGTTGTGGGGAAACGTCCTTCGATGATCAACGGCCATGGCATTACCCATGTGCCGAACAAGTGACTCAAACATGCGGTCGGCGGCGTTGGCCTTGCGTCGCAGATTCGCGAGCACACCTACTTCGCCCTCAGTGGCGATGACATGCACATCTACGGGCTGCGTCTGACCGAATCGCCAGCACCGCCGCACGGCCTGGTAGTACTGCTCCCATGAGTGAGAGGCGAACGTCACGACGTTGTGGCAGTGCTGCCAGTTCAACCCGAAACAACCGATCTTCGGCTTGGTAACCAGCCGCTTCAGCTGTCCCGACTGAAACGCAAGCAAGAGCTCCTCTTTCTCGCCTTCGCTCTGCGACCCGCTTACTTGCCGGCAGTCTGGAATGACCCTCTCCAGCAGGTCGGCTTCGTCATTCAGATGGCACCACACAACTGACGAACCGGAATGTGATGCCACGAGTCCAGCCGCCGCCTCGCAGCGGTCCTCGAGCGTGATTCGCCGCTCCTCGCGCTGCTCTTGCAGGGTGTCGGCCGGCAGTGAGAAAAGCATCCCGGCCCGCGTCTTGCTGCTATGCACGACGTGCTCGTGTTCGCGGAGCGGCGGCAAGACGAGTTTTCCGTCATCGAATCCGAGGTCGCTCGGCTTGCGGCACGCCCTCGCCCACGAGCAAACCCACCGCCAGAATGGTTCCTCGGCGTGCCCGCGAAAGCGATAGCTTTTGCGGCCCCAGCCGAGGTAGTCCTTGATGACATCCTCTTTGAAAAACCGCGAGAGCATGTCTTGATAGCCGAGATAGCCCAAGGCTTCGCTGGACGTACCAAGTTCGTGGTAGTCGTTTGGGGCGGCCGTTGCAGTGCACAGCAGCCGATACGGAATCAGACGCATGAACTCGGTGACGAGAGCCTTTGTTGAGCCGTCGAAGTTCTTAAGGATGCTCGACTCGTCGCAGACCATCCCGCCGTAATCGCCCTGGGCGAAGTTGTGCAGCCGTTCGTAGTTCGTGACCACGATGCCGGCTTCCGGCTTGCCGCCACTCGACCGCACCGCGTCGATACCGAACCGCTTCGCCTCTTCGACTGTTTGGTAACTGACAGCGAGAGGGGTCGCGATCAGCACCGGCTTGCCTGTTTGCTGGCGGATGTTCTCAGCCCACACCAACTGCATTGGCGTCTTACCCATGCCGCAGTCGGCGAAGATCGCCGAGCGACCCTTGCGGCAAGCCCACTCGATGAGGTGCCGCTGGTAGTCGAAGAGCCAGCCAGGCAGGAACTCTGGCGTGAACCCGTGGTCGCCGTCGAGTTGCTGCTTCGATTCAAGGAACGCCGCATATCGGCCAGATACTGCAATCATTTCTTCTCCCCTTCAGTGCGAAACTCTGGGCTGCCACACTTCAAACACCGCGTCACTCGCGGGCTTCGCTTGGTGTTGCAGCGGTTGCAAATGCGTTTCATGTCATTCCTTCCGTGGTGTATTTGCCGGGTTACGCCCGGCGCGGTCGCCTCACGTCGGGAGGTGACGCAGCGACTGCGGTCGTTACTCGCCACTCACCGCTTGGCGACCAATGCGGCCCGATGCAGCCGCTGGGGCAATGGCGTGCCTCTGTGTCACCCGTCGCTCATTGGCCCCGGCTTTCCTCCTGGCCTTACGCCGTTCCGTGTATCCACGCCGTGCTGCTGCTCGCCAGTCACAAGTCCGCGAATCGTGAACGGCGGCTGGTTCTCCTTGACCCATCCACGCAAGGCGCGGGCGTAGTCCAAGGCTTCCGCAAGCAACCGTCGCGGGTTGGCGGGCTGCTTCTCAACGAGGTACTCCAGTCGGCCCACGACGATGTCGGCTGCGGAGCCGACGCCGATCGCGGTGCCGTGTTGGCGAATGACCCAGTTCATGCTTGCACCTCATGCTCGGCCGCCTCGTGGGCGAAGTCGGTGCCGCTGTCCTCGGGCTCGATGGTGAGGAACTCGATCTTGCCGGCGATGAGGTTCAGCAGTTCGTCTGCCTGGGCGGGCGTGTAGAAGCCCGACTTCAGCCGTTCGTCCACCTTCGACCGCATCACCTTGAGCACCGCCAGGTCGCTAGTGCGATTGACCGAGAGGCGGCTTTTCTGCAGGTCTTCCTCGGTCGCCTTCGCGGCTGGAGCCGGCGCCGTGGCGTCGAACTTCGGCCGAACGACCACGGGCTCGCGTGCCGGCTCAGGGGCCGTGGCAGGCGTCGGGTAGTCCTGCGCTTCCTCGGCCGTTATGAGCCCACGCAGAGCGTCTGCGAAGGCGTTACGCAGGGCGAAGCCTCGGGCTCGCAGCGTCATCATGCGGGCTGGGTACTGCTGCCACGGGCCGGTCTTGCCCCACAGCCCGGCCTTCTTCGCGTCGGCCACCGAGAACCGCACGACGGTCGGGGCCGGGTAGCCACGCCGCTTGGCTTCGCAGACGGCCACCAGGCCGTCGCCTTCGCCTTCCGTGTACTCGCGGACGTACTCGCAGACCGGGCTGCTCTGCACCAGGGCCAGAGCGGCATCGCCCCAGATCGTCGGGCGACCGTTGATCACGGCAATCGACTGCAGCGATTGCATCGGCGACAGGCCGACTTCGCTGCCGTGCTGGATCGCCAGCATGCACGACTCGGGCTTGCCCCTGAAGTCCTTCGGGGCGAACTCGCTGGCCGAAACCATGCGAGCAAACTTGAAAGCATCGTCAAACGTCTGGAGGGCAAGTCCGCCTGCCCGTTGTGTGCTGATTTCCGTGCTCATCTCGCGTCCTTTCTGCGTTGTGAAAATCCCGCTCGGCGTCCTGCGTTGCGGGTGGTTCGTGCGTCCTTGCTGCCCCGGTTCCACCGGGCTCCTTCCGCCGTCTGGTTCCACCAGGCGACGGTCCTTTGCTTCGTTCAGAACGGCGTGATCTGGTCGGCCGTCACCGCGTAGTGCAGGTTGCCGTGATCGGGCACGTGCCGGCGGACGTGGTACGTGTCGTCGGACAGCACCTCCACCACGACTCCGTTCAGCTTCTGGCCCTTCTCGATGAACCGGATGCGGTCGCCAACCGCGTAGGTCGTGACCAGCTGCCCGTCGATGAGCCGCGTCGTGCCGCCCGATACGGTGTGCTCGGGCATGGCGGCGACGGCGGCGAGGTACTCACGGGCGTGGGGATCAGCGTGCATGGCGATTCTCCTTTTGGTTGGGTCGAAACTATACGGGTGTTCAGCGCGTCGTCAAGCGGGGGCAACCAACAAAATGAGGGTACTGGAAATTGCGTGCACCTGTTGCGGTACGGCAACTATGGGCAACCAAGAATTTTCCACGGAACAGAGGCCAGAAGCTCGAGCAGATCGTGCACCGCGCGTGCCGCTGGCGAATCCGTGCCGAGCTCCTGGCCGATGCGGATCAGAACCAAAGCCTGCATCGCTGCGTTCCAGCGGCGTTTCATGACATGGCCCTCCTTGGCCAAAAACAAGCCGGCCCTGTTGCCGGCTGGCAGGGTGGTTTCCTACAGGTGTCCGTAGTACCGGACTCCGGCTTGCATCCACAGCTGGGAGAGTCCGTCAAGGATCGTTGCGTCGCACAGCTCCCAAGCCGGACCAGGGGCCACGTCGGCCACGCAGGCCACAAGGTTGGTCGTCTCGTAGTCACGCTTCGTGTAGTTGGTGTTGCGGTAAGTGTTCATCGTTTCGCCTCCAGGCTGGCGTTGCGTCAGGTCTCATGTGCCTGACGCCCACATAGTAGCAGTATCGCAACTTCGTGCAAGGGGGCTTGAGAAGATTTTTTTCGGACCCCGTTTTTGCCGGGGATTAGCGGGACTTCCGCTTCTTGGCGGCACGCTTCCGCCGGCCAGCTCGGCTGGACAGAGTGACCTTTAGGGCTTCCGCCGACACACGGCTCACGCTCCAGGCTCGCCCGTTGACGAGCCAGCCGTCGAGGCGGCCGCCGCTAGTTCGGTCTGCCGTGGGTTTGCCGTTGGCGTCACGTGGCAGGTGCTCGTGGAGCTCTCGTCGGATGAACTGCTCAGAGCAGTCCGCGATCTCGGCGGCCCTGGAGACCGAAATCCAATCGTCTTGAACCGCCATTGCAATCATGCCCCAATCGTAGTGGCGGAGCCGCAACAGTCAAACCGCCCGCACTTTCAATCCTGCCGTTTGCCCCGGCGAGCCGACCCGTCTTAGGATCGACTGCCGGGGGCAAGTTTCAGCGGAGAGGGCTCCATTGAACGCTTGTACACCTCGGTAGGCTTAAGGCCAGAAAGGGAGGTGTCAGATGACGTTGCACGAGTTGCTGGAGAGGTACGCACTGCTGATGAATCTGTCGGATCGGTCGGTGTCGCTCTATGGTCACACGATCGACAAGTTCAAGGAGTTCCTGGGGCGCGAGCCGCTGGTCACGGACCTCGAAGACGTGACGGTGTCCAAGTTCCTGCGGTGGCGGGCGACCAACCCGTGCCGAGGCCGCGTGGTCAGCCCGCATACGGTTGCCAAGGATCGCAGCCAGTTGCTGGCGATCTGGAACTGGGCTTGCCGGAAGAAGCTCCACCCAGGCGAATGGCCGGGCCTGCCGCGACAGAAGAAGGTGAAGCGGGCACCAACGGCGTACACGGTCGAGGAGATGAGCAAACTCGTGAAGACGGCTAGGGAACGCCGCACGCTCATGTCTGGGCTGCCGTCCGCCTGGTGGTGGAGCACCCTGCTGCAGACAGCGTGGCAGACTGGGTGCCGCATCGGAGAACTCCTGGCCCTGCGGTGGCGCGAGGTGGACACGACGCACGGTCGGCTGCTGTTCCTCGCGGAAACCCGCAAGGGCCGGGAACGGGATCTCGTGGCCCCGATCACCGCCGAGCTCGCCGCTGAACTGGAGAAGTTCAGACGCTCGCCAGACGCTCTGGTGTGGCCCAGGACGGGCCATCCGCTGTCGCACTATGCGTCTATGCGTCTGCTGTGCAAACGGGCTGGCGTGCCATCCAGGGCGTTCCACGCGATCCGCAAGGCGTCCGCCTCATACGTCGCGGCTGCCGGAGGGGACGCCACCGCCCACCTTGGCCATGCCGATCCGGCGATGACTCGCGGGCACTACCTTGATCCGAGGATCACAGAGACGAGCCGGGGGCTGGACTTCCTCCCGCCGCTAGACCTGAACGAGCCGCCGCAGGGAGGCGATAGGCCAGCGGCTTAACGTATGTCAACCGGGCAAGCGGGGAGGCGTCGCGGGGGAAAGGATGACCCTACGCCGCCTCAACCCGCCGCCCGGCTCAATCTCCACGGATGTGCGACAGGCACGGCCGCTCGTCACGCTGGGCGATGGTCACGGCCAGGCGTCCTTTCACGCGGGAGAGTTCCGCGAGCAGTCGCATCACGTGACCGGCGAGCGTGCCAGCCGTCCCGGTGTAGGCGCCCTGGAAACGGCGAGCGTCGAACTCGCACTGCTGGAGGTAGGCGTCAGACAGTGGCTCAGCCATCGCGTTCCTCGCGGTGCAGCAGGAGGGCGAGCAGCGAGTACGACGCCAGGTCAAAGAGGTTGTCTTCGAGCGACTCGTTCTCCAGTCGCCCGGTTGCGTTGTACGCGGCAAGCCGCGTCACCTTGTCGGACAGGCGAACCATCGCGCCTTTCCACGACGGGATGCCGACGAACTTCGCCCCGTTGCGGATGTTCGCCAGCGGGTCTTCACCGCTAGGACAGCCGTAATCCCGGCTCTTGCGGCGGTGCATTTCTTTCAGGGCATCGCACAGATCGAAAAACGCCTGGCTTGTTGGGTGCACGTCCGACTCAAGCAGCCCGTCGCCACGCATCCGCTGGCCTTCGCAGCACGACGCGGCCCGGCTCAGCAGATCCGCCGCACACTCTTCGGCCGGCTTGCACCCCGCCAGGACTGGCGGCCTATAGCCCACCATCTTCGGGTCATCTTTTGGTGTAGCGTCCAGCCTGGTCTTCACTGCCGCCCTCATTGCGTCGTTGGCGGCTTCAAGTGTCGTGCTCATGGTGCCCTTTCGTGATTTGCGAATTGCGAAAGTCGCAGTCTGCGGCGTGCGTCAAGTGTCGTCGTTGTCATCACGCGGCGAGTCGTGAAACGACGCACGCAACTCCGTGTTGTCCGTGTTCCATCGCAGCAGCATCCACCAGCCGCCGAGCGGTCTAGCACTCATGCCTTTCTCGACAGCCCAGCCATCGGTCAAGCACTCTTGCTTGTAGGCCGCTGAGCGGACGAGGTGCATCGGCCGGATGCGAGGGATGCCGTTAGGCGATAACCGCTGCCGGCTCGCCTCAATCAGCGTCCGCTGATGCACGTGCCCGGCGTGGATGCAGTCGGCGTCCACGTCCACGAGGTATCGGCTGTAGTCGATCACACCGCGAGTGACAGGGCCGCCGCCGCCGTAGCCGTGGTGATACCAGAGTCGATATAGAGCCGAGTTGGTTTTGCCGTTCTTGGCACGAAACAGAATCCACCCTGAGTAGCCAGCGTGCCGCACCTTGGAGCCACGCACCCGCAGCTGCTCCACGAGTCTGGTGGTAAGGCACGTCTCCATGCGTTTCCGCACGGCCGTCTCGTGATTGCCGGGCGTGATGAGAGCCATCTGCTCACGGTACGGCTCAAGCCACTCGGCACACTGCGTCACGATGTCGTCGTAGTAGTTGCCACGTTGGAACTCTGGTCGAACGTCCCACTTGCCGTTACTGCGTGGATCGTACTTGCCACCCATGGCGTCGAAGTGGTCGCCGATTGACAGCACTGCGGCGTTGAGTTCTTTCGCCTTCTGTAGATCCGAGGCCAGCTTCTCGCGGTTGCACTTGGTCGAGTCCCAGTGCCAATCGCTTGAGAGCAGCACCCAAAGTCGCGTCTGGAAGTCGATGCGAGTGACGCCGCCGTCAAGTGACGTGACGAGCCACGGATCGGAGGCATTCTTCCGGCGGAACGTCGTGGCGTTACGGGCCATCCTGCACCTCCCTATACCCAAGAGCCCACAGAACCTTGGCGATGTCCTTCCCTTGCTGCTCGACGTGCTCTTCGCTCTGCGTCGGATTCAACGCGTGCAGCAGCTCGTGCACCAACACCTCGAGTTTCTTCCGCCCACGCATGCGAGCGTCCAAGATGATTCGCGGGTTCTTCGCCTTCTGCGAGAACGTGTAGCCGTAGGCCGCACCCTTGAGCGTGGTGAACCGCAGGAGCCACCGCTCGTCACCGTTTAACGTAAAGACGTGATCGTCGGGCATGCGTCACCTCGTGGCCGCCATGTAGAGTCCGACGTTGGCGAACGCGTAGCCGAGGTACGCGATGGCCAGGCCCGACTTCCCATGCCACGCGAGATCTGCCGCGACGTAGGCGTAGACGAATCCGGTGAGTGCGATGAGCCAGCCGGCCATGGCGAGTCCTTTCACCGGCCACCCTAGCGGTGGCGTCAACCGATGCCGAACTTGCGGCCGAGGTTGTTCAACGCTTCCTGCCGCTTCTTGCACCCGCAGTCCTTCACGCCAACCGCAGACGCCACGGCTTGCACACGCTGCTTGGTGACGCCGATGGCGTCGAGCCCGGCGGCCACCATGTCGCCCAGGCCTGGCTTCGCTCGCGGCTTGCTGGTCTCGCAGACGTGATACGCCGTGCCAGCCTTTGCGTGCGTCACATAGCCGCACTGGCAGACGCATTCCCAGCCGTCACTGTGCGGCGTGCAGGCCATCGGCGTCAGCTGCATCTTTGCCATGATCAGTCAGGGATAAACACGGTTTCGCAGTCTGCTTCGTCGATCTCAACGATCTCAACAAACTCGGGCTTGTTGTCATCGCAAGCACCGCCGCTGCTCTGCGTCACGACGATGTTTTGCAAGACGCAGCCTTCACCGATTTCTGCTGAGACCGCAAGGGTGCAACTCGAGAACGGCCCGTACGAAACGGCGCGGGTTATTACGGCAACTCCACATTGCGGCACAACAATCTCGCAAACCTTGGACGTTCCAGCCGGCCCAGGGACCGCAGGAATGTGGAAAACGATGTGGTAGTACTTGGTCTCAGGGCACAGCGGATCCCTGCACACGCCGTCGCAGCAGAGTTTCCCATCAGGGCAATCGGAGTTTTGTTCGCACGGGCAAGGCTCGCATGGAGCGTTTGCGTCCCAAGTTCCGCACGGTCCTTCACTGACGCCATAGCAAGACAGCGTATCGCCCACGCACTCGCTGCAATCAGCGACAACGGTCACCTCGGCCGTCTCAAGGTTTTCGCAGTAGTACGTAGTGGTGCATTCCTCGCACTGTGCTTTTGTTGTGTAGCGGCAGTCCCATTCACCGTCGATGATGCAGCGGCCACACTTGCCACAGCAACACGCCTGCTCCGTCCCAACCGCACCGTCACGCATGACGGGCTTGCCGTTTTGAAACGTGATGAGCGTCATGCGGCGGTGGCTGTTGCGCAGGTGGCGATCGAGTACCACTCAAGGCACGGCCCCGTGGTGTTATGCCCGAGCAACTGAATGGAGGCAGCGTCGTAGCCAGACAACTCCGTCAGGTCTACGCCACCGAGCGTCATGCGGCAGGTAGCAGTGCCGCCCATGGTGATTTCCACGGCACTATTGGTGCCGCTGGCTTTGCCGAAAACGACGTGCCCGCCATTCTCTGCTGCGTTGCACCAGTTGTAGACCGTCGCCGTGTTTGTGCTACCAACCAGCGTCACCGTCTTGGATTCGCCAGTCGCCCATGCCCCCGTGAACGTGGCGACGCTAAGACGGTACGGCAACCCGCCGCCGATCCGCTCAAATGTCAGCGGCTTCGCCCCACGGTCGCCTTGCTCGACGCGCCGCACGGTCCTGGCAATACGCTCTGCCGCCGGGCGAGTGAATGTCACCCGCTCGGTCTTCGCGGCTTTGCCGTCTGGCCTCTGTGCCACGGCTCAGTCCTCGTAGACGGTGAGCACCAGGCGGGTGCCTTCGACGGCCGCCTTGGCGGCGTAGTCCCCAGCCGCCAGCCGAAGCACAGCGGCCTCGCCAGCCTTGAGCCGGGCGGTTTCATGCAGCGTGCCGCCAGCGTAGCGGCCGAAGCTCACCGTGTGCGTCGTGGCACTGGCCAGCGAACGGGCGAAGCACAGCCCAAGCGAGCCGAGCGTGGCCGTGGAAATCTGCGTGACGGCCGTGCCCAGGTTCAGCGTGACCGAGAGAACGCCAGCTGTGGCAATGTCGGCCGTGACGCCAGACGCTGCGAATGACTGCGACAGGGCACCTTTGCTGACCTGGCCGGTGATGGTGTAACTGATGTCGGGCATCGGTGCTCCTTAGAACGGCGGCGTGCCGAAGTAATTGGAAAAGTCTGCTTCTGGGTACACGCGGCGCGTGAGGATGTCGGGCTCTTGATCGTCTGCCTTGAGCCCGCCTGTATTGGTCAACGCACGCGGCGAGCCCGACGCCACCTTCTCGCCAGACTCTGGGTCTCTCACCCAGACGCGTTTCTTCTCGCCGCCTTCGAGATAGTTCCAGCCGACATTCGGCAGAAGCAGATCGTGGCCGCTGGCCCGGTAGACAAGCTCGACGGTGATCTGCCAATACCGCAACTCCACGTCGTTAACCACCTCGGTGGCCTGCTGCCCGCTGATCCCAGCACATAGCCAGGTGTGAGCGGCACCACCAAGGTAAGAAGACGAGTTCACGCTGTTCGTGACCGCTGCCGCATTGGCCAGCGGGAACGTAGGGCGGTTGCCCGAGATCGACGCTCGCACTTCCGCCTCGAGCGTGGTCAGTCCCTCAAAGAAATCCTTGGCCGTATTCTGCAGCGGTTTCTTGTTGCTGTTGCCGCTGCCGTCGTAGTAGACGAGCGCCGGCACCTGAGCACCGCCAGTAGAGAACGACCACACGTCGGGCCGTGCCAGCGGATTCGGGTCGAGTTCTTCCTGCTTCGGCAGTTCGTAGCTGTACGTAATCTCGGCGTGGTGCCGATCCGTCTCCGTGACCTGAATGTTCAGGCACTTGAGGTACGAAAACTCGGGGTGAGCAGAAGCATGGAAAATGCCAACCGCGTTGACCAGCGTTTGCGTCGGCGTCGGCTCATCGACGGTGACGATGTATTTCCGTTCGGCGGTAGGTGCCTCGCCAAAGCGATGCGACGCCGTACGCGGGATGACTTCGCGGTAGGAGATGACGGCCATTATGCACCTCCGAGAATGTCAACCGGCCGAGCGCCGACGTTGGCCAACTCGCGGCGAATCTGCTCGAGCTTGTTGAGTTGCTCGCGGCGTTGCTCAATCGCCGGATCTTCGCGGCCGGTTGCCAAGGCCAGAACCTGCGAGATGCCTTCCTGTGACCGGATGTCGTTCACCTGCAGTGCCTGGCGTGCGGGCCGGCTCAACTCGGCTGCGATCTCCTGGCGGATCTGCACGCCTTCGGCAGCCAGGTTCCGCAACGCCTGCCGGGCTTCGCCGCCGTCGATGAGCTTGGCGTCAAACGCCTTGCGGACGGCTTTGAACTGGTCCGCAATCGTCGTAGCCGGCTTCAGCAGTTTGTCGTCAATGCCGAGAGCGTCGAGTTGCCGCTGTCGATCCTGGGCCTTGGCTTCCGCCGTAGCAGCCTGGGCGAGACGCAGACGCTCGTTGGCTGCTGACAAAGCCGCAGCGTCGCCTGCCTTGCGTGCCGCCTGCAACGCTTCCTCTGCGGCACGCTGCTCGTTGGCGATGTCCAGCAGATCGCGGTTCAACTGGACGCGGGATGACTCGGCAGCGGTCAGTCCTTGCGACGCGAGCTCTGTGACGCGCTTGCGTGACTCTTCTGCCGCCTTGCGTGCGGATTCCGCCGACGCCTTCGCCGCTTCTGCCTTTGCCTTTTCCGCTTCAGTAAGACGCTGAACCGTGGCAATCAGCGCCTGCGAGTTCTGATCCACAAACCGCAACGCCTGGCCCTGGTTCTGCACTTCTTCAGTGATCTCGCTGGCGTAGTCGCGGATGCCGTTGAACCGCTCAAGCACATCGGCAGGAACCTTGTCGAGTCCGCCGAGTTCCTTGGCTAGCGACACGATCGCCGAGCGGGCTTCGTTCAGTGCACCTTGGGCGAACTCGTCGATGCTGATTTGCTCTGGTACCTTCAGGGCCTTCTTCACTTCTTCGCCGAGATTGAAGGCGGCGACGCCGGCCCGGTCGGTTTCCTGGCGGAAACGCTTCATTGCCGACTCAGTGTCGGCAATCGCCAACTCTGTGTTGGCCCCAGCATTTGCACCTGCGATGGACCATTCCAGCAGGGCACCGCTAGCAAGCCCGAGACCGACGACAAGAAGACCGATGCCCGTGGACGCAAGCACGCTACGGATCGCAACGCCGAGACCAACTGTCGCAGTTGCGGCAGTGCCAGCGGCTGCACTGTAACCAAGGGCCGCGCGGGCTGAAGCCGCAAACGCTGAAGCGAGTCCGGTGATAGCACCGGCAATCGCCTGCCGGTTGATGAACGCCAAGTATCCGCCAATCGCGGGCAGCAGGTTCTGGGCCAGCGGGACCGCCACGCGGCCGACGAACGCCAACGCGTTGCCAACGTCTTCGAGCAGCGTGCTTAAGGTCCGTGCCGCAGCCGGCACGTCGATGCTCTGCACGAACTTGATGAAGTTGTCCGTGCCTTGAGTCAGGGCCGGTTGCAACTGCGTCAGGATGCGGCCGGCGAGCTCCTGCATCGCCTGGCCGGCGAGCCCGAACGAATCGCCAATGGCGTCAATCTTGTCTGGGTTGATGCCGTTGACGCCGTCGCGGAACCCGCCCAGAAACGTCTGGGCCGTCTTCAGGTTCTCGGGCAACTCGCGGAACGTCGGGAGCAGCAACGCGCCGCTCTTGCCAAAGATGGCGACGGCAGCCGCTGCACGCTGGGCAGGGTTCTCAATGCCGTTGATGGCCGTGGCAATCGCCTGGAACTGCTGCGTGCTCGTCTGCGTGGCCAAGTCATCCACGGACAGCCCAAGGGCAGACAGGGCCTTCGTGGCCTCCTTGCTGCCACCAGCGGCATTGCTGATCGTCACCTGCGCCCGCGTAAACGCCTTGGCCAGTTCCTCGCTCGATGCACCGGACAAGTCGGCCGCAACCTGCAGTGTCCGCAGTTCTTGGTAAGACACGCCCAGGCTCGCGGCCAGTTGCCGCGTGTTGTCGATGGCGTTGAGTGCCCCGCTTGTGAACGCCTGGAACGTGTTGGCAATCGAAGAGATGCCGCTGATGAACGCCTTGGAAATCTCCAGCGTCTTCAGCGTGGAGACATCACGGGCCGTCTGCTTGGCGGCGTAGCCAAGCTTCTGCAATTCCACGACGCCGGCGTTGATGCCCTGGGCCATGCCCACGGCAGATGCCGACAACTGAAATCCGATGCCCAGGGTTGCCATGTTTCACTTTTGGCCGAGGTCGGCCGCCATCTGCTTGAGCGTCTCAGCGATCTGCGTCGGGTGCTGCGGGGCGTGGCCTTCGATGGGGATGAAGTCTTGAGCGTCGGGGACTTTGTTTTTGCAGTAGGGAGCCAGGACCGAACTTGCCAGCATTCCCGTCTGAAGCCACGGGTTATCCAGCGGGCGACACCATCGGCTGTAGCCGATCCAGTACGAGAACTCCCGAGAGTCCATCGCGTCGATTTCAGCCACGGTCTTCTTGAGGTGCGAGGCCAGGTCGAACTTGAATCGCAAGCTCGGCCTGGCGTTCATTCCCCCGCCAGTTTCTCAATCTCCTCCTCGGTCAATGCGTTGTGCTTCAGGGCCGCCTTCCACAATCCATGGATCTGATCGACGCTCTTGCGGCGCAGGGCCGCCACGCCTTCGTCGCCGGGAAACAGCAGCACGCCCTTGTCATCGCACAGGCAGCGGGCAAGCAGCTCGGAGCGGAAGTCGGGAATCACCGGCACGGCCTTGGACTGCGCCTCAAGAAGCTTCACTTCGTAGCTGTCGCGGTCGCCAACGGTCATCAGGCGGATGCACACCTCACCGCCCCATGCCGGCACCTTGATGATCTTGGCGTCACTCGTCTGCTCGATCTGATCTCGCGTCAACACTGCCATGGTTCACCCGTCGAGTAATCGGAACGTCACGGTGTAACGGGTCACGCCGTTCAGCTCGGGCGCGACGTTCACACCCTCATAGACTGCCTTGCACGTCAAGGAGGCGCCGCCACCGCTGATCGTCAGGTCATTCCGCAGGCCGTAGTTGGCCGTCGAGATACCGACCGATCCGAGGCACGTCAGAGTGACAGTGCCCACTTCGTCGGTCCACGTGGTATCACGACCCCTTGGCAGACTGCCGCCGTACGTCCAAGAAAGGTCAGTGACCTCGGTGAACGTATTGCTGCCGAAGGTAGCCGTGATCCCAGTGCTGTACGTGGCCACGGAACCCTCCGTGGCTCAAGCCAGCTGGAACTCGGCCGAACCACGGATGGCGTCGTTCACCGTCAGCGTGACAGAAGACGAGTTGCAGGTCGCCGTCGCCGAGACGCTGATGCCGCCGGTGATCGCCAGCGTGCCGGTCGTGTTCTGGGCGATGACGCTGGTGCCGATGTACTCGATGCTGACGCTCTTGCCCGTGTCGCCGCCCTGCGTGCCGACGAGCGGCCGGCTCAGCGTCCTCACGCTCTCGCCGGTGGTCTGGCCAAGGTGCGAGATGTCAATGTTGTCGGCCCCGCCGCCCGTGGCACCAATCGTGTAGGTAATGCTCGTGACGGTGTAATTCACACCGGCGAAAGAAAACGTCGTGCCGGAACCAGCATGCGGGGTCGTGGCCATTCGTCAGCTCTCCTGCCAGCGGATGTCGTAGGTCTGCGTGATCTGATACGCCGGCGGCATCTCTGCTCCGCCGAGTGAAACGAAGTCGTCGGATTCGTTCTCCAACGACACCTGCTCCACCACCGTATTTTCCGACTGGCCCCCGTAGCCATCCAGAACGACACGCATGGCGTCCGCCACCTCGCGGGTCTGGTCATACGTGACGCCGTACACCTGATACTCCAGGGTGACGCGCGGCATGCCCATCGGGTTTCGCAGCGTCTGCTCTCGCTGGATGCCAGTACGCCGCCATGTGACAAACGGCAGCGTGGCTGACGCCGGGGCGAGCACCGGGTAGATCCGCGTGCCGACGAGCGTGGTGACGGCCGTGCTGCCAACCAGGGCGGTACGCAGGACGGCTTCTGGCGATTTCATAGGCCGAAGTCTCCGTATTTCTTCTGGGTTGCACGGATCGCTGCCGTCAGGGCCTTACGCATCTCCACGTCCAAGATGCTCTGCATCTGGCTCTTCGTGGACTGGAAGGCCCGCGTCAGCGGCCGGCGAGCCGGGCTCCCACGGACGGTGCCTGTTGCGATGAAGTCAACGGGGTAGCGGCGGACGCCAGGCCGGAAGAACGGCCCGCGAGTCTTGAACGATGACAGGACGCCACGGCCGGACGGCTTCTCCTTCGCCCGTTCCGTGAGCGTGCGAATCCTGCCGCCGAGGATCACACGGCGACGGCTGACACGCTTGGACTTGCCAGCAGACCTGGGCTGCGTGCCGTACTCGACGAGATGCGAGTGGTACGCCCGATTTGGACCCTTCAGGACTGTGCCGCCGATGAAGGCTGGCGTGGCACCCTTCTGGCTCTTGCTGTTCACCGGGCGACGAAAGCCAACCACGACAACGCCCACCGGCAGCTTTGCCTTGTTGTTTGTGTACTTCCTGCTGACCTGGCTGACGCTCGCCAGCAGGTTGCCAGTGACTTCACCGAGGGCGGCGACGTTCTTCCGCAACGCTTCCTGGCCTGGCTTCGCCGCTTTCTTGAGTGCACGCAGCTGGTACTTCGTGCTGATGTCTCGCGGCAGCTTCTTGAGCTCGGCCGCCACGTCTGCCAGCGGCTCAACGGCAAACAAGGCTTTCGCCTTCTTGCCTTTTCCGAGTGCCAACTTGATCAGCGGCCTATCGCTGCCGCCAGCGAAGACGCTCGCCATTACGGGATCGTCTCCTGGCAGATGATCTCGTGCTCGCTGCGGTTGCCCCGCTCGAGCAGACTGACAATCTCTAGCGTCCGGTTCCGCCAGGCGAACCGCATGTTCTGCGTCAGCCCCGGCAGGTAACGCATCCGCACGCGATGCGTGACGCCGATCTCTTGCTGTCCCAGCCCCAGCGACTCGCGTGCACTCACGCCTTCCACGCTTGCCCACACGGCCGACGAATTGCTCCACGACAGCACCTGCTCGCCGAGGGCGTTCGTCGTGCCGCTGGCAATCTGCACCGTGACACGCTCGCGGAGCCGGCCGGCGTCGATCATCGGTAAGAGCCCCAGCGTTGCGAGTCGAGCAGGGACTTCACGCCGAACTCGACTTCCTTGGAGATACTGCCCGTGAGCACGCCGCTGCGGGCACCGTCGTACCAGTGACCCACCAGCATCAGGATCGCGTGCCGGATAGCCGCCGGCACACTCGTGCCGCTCGCCCCGTACCCGCCCCACCACGTCACGCTGATAGCGTTGTCATCCCGCAGATGCGGCGGCCACGTCTGGCCGTAGAGCGTCTTCACGGTGCCAGGCGTGCCGGCACGGTCCACGCGGTAGCTCGCCGTCGAGTAGGTGGACGTGGTGCCGTTCTCAAACGTGAAAGTCAGAGCCACCGCCGTGGTCGTGCCAGCGGTAGCCATTGGCGGGCGCGGCAGTTCGATGTCGTGCGTCCCGTCCGGCGGGAACGTGTCGAACCGCACCACCCACTGCGTATGCACCAGCGTGCGGTCGAGATACTCTTCGCACCACTCACGGGCCGCAGCGATCAGCGTGCCGATGTAGGTGTCATCGTCGCTGGTATCGACCCGCAGGTGGGCCTTGGCCTCGGCGAGCGTGACGGGCTCAACTGCTGGCGGCGTCGCTCTGGTCAGACTTCGGTACTGCACGGCGTCCTCGTCTCCTGGGCGTGGCGTCTGCCGTCTCGGCGTCGTGCTCGATGGCGGCCGTCTCGATCAGATCCTGCTGCCGGTCTTCGATGGCCACGCCCTGGGCCACCAGCTGCGTCGCCAGCCCGCCCGTCATCTCTACCGACTGCCCCTTGCGGTAGGCACGCCACGCACGGGTAAATGTGATTTTCTTCATTGGGGGACACTCCATGCAGACTCAGGGCGTTTCAGCGTGTTCGTGAACTCGGTAGCCCACTGGAAAACAGGGCTGCTGAGATTCTTGCCGGGCCACGTCACGACGTACTCGCCGTGGCCTAGCACGACGCGTGGCGAGACGTAGACCTTGTTCCCGCTCTCGCGCCAGTTCTTCCAGAACCAAATATCGTCATCGACGCGGCCTTCATGCCACGAGCCGTCAGGGCCGGGTTTCGACCAGAACCATGGCTTCTTGCACCGCTTGAGAGCCGCCGTGCTGATGACGGTCAGCCCAAAGTGAGCAGAGTCCACTTCCTGCACCGGCTCGGCGAACCACGCCTTATCAACCTTGGTGCTGCCGTCCGGCGGCGGGTTGTCCAGCATGCCCTTCAGCGTGAGCATCGGGCGGCCGTCTTCCCGCTTAGTCTGCAGGCCCGTGATGGCATCGCATTGGAACGTCATCGCAAGGGCGAAGAGGTGCTCAATGTCTTCCTTCGTGAAGAACGTGTCGTAGTCGATGGCCAGCAGGTATTCGGCCTTGTCAATGAACTGCTCCATCACGCGGGTATTCACCTGGCTCCAGAACGCACCGGTGCCCATCGTGGGGCGAATGCCAAGCGGCATGAGTGCCTGAGCCCAGGCGAAATGGTTGGCCGTAAAACTCAACCTGGGCATCGACAGGATGGCTTCCACACGGATGTCAACTTCCGTGCCGCCGACCTTGACCAGCATTGTCAACCTCGCAAACGAGAGCGGGCCGCCCCGTTGTGGAGCGGCCCGCCCAGTTTGCACATCACGTCAAGCCGTCAGGCTCACGCACCGACCAGGCCGATGATCGGGCCGGCCACCGTCGAGGTGCCGAGGTTGGCGTGCGTGATCGCCACGCGAGCCACCGCACGGATCACGGTCTGGTCGCTCAGGAAGTTCACCTGATCGCTGGACGCGATCTCGATGGCCTGGCGGATGCCGTAGTAGCTCGAGTTCGCCATGTTCCCGTAAAGGGCCATGATCGCACCCGTCGAGTCCGCACCGCTCGGGAGCCGGTCGGTGAGAACCACCGGCGAACCCAGGAAGGTCGGACCCATGCCAGCCGCCATGCCGACCGACCCGCCCTGGGCGAGATCGAGATTCTGCATGCAGGTGGCGAAGAAGAACGGCGAGCAGAACCACTTGGCACCCTGACGCGAGTGCTGCGGAACCGCCGCCATCATCGCCAGGAGATTGGCCTTCGTGACCTCGTCGGGCGTGTCGCCGGCAGCCGTCACGAGCGAAGCCGTGTAGGTCGAGGACTGAAGGAGGCCACCCGTGTGGCTGGTCACAAGACCGGCCACGCCAGGGGCGTTGCTCGGGTTGCCGCTGAACGCAGCCGTCTCGACGGCGTTGCTCAGCGTCAGGGCCAGCTCGGCGGCGATCCAGTCGGCGATCGACACGATGGAGTCCTGCAGGAGCTCCGACGCGATGACCACCGCCCCGGTCACCTTCTTCGCCGTCAGCGTGACCTGATTGGAGGTCGGGTCGCTGGCAGTGATTGCCGAGTTCTCATCGATCCAGTACGCGGTGGCTCCCGCGCTTCTGCGAGGAAAAAGCAGCACGTCGCTCGGCATCACCACGTTGGTGGCGTTCTGAGCGAAGGCGGAATACTGGTCCACGAGCCGGATCACGGTCGAAGAGAGCACGTCAGGCACGAAGGCCGCACCGGTCGTGGAACCGGTCGAACCCTGGGCACGAGCCTCAACGCCGTGGTCCTGGCACCACCGCTTGGCCTCAACGTCGCCGCCCTTGGCCTTGAACCACATGCCGACCGAGTACGCGTCCTTGGCGTTCTCGAACGCACGGAGCCGACCCGAGAACGGGACCGCCTCAACGCGGACCTTCTCGCTCCGCTCCTCGGTGGCCTCGGGGGCCGGCGAGCAGCGATCAACCACGCTGCGGAGATTCTTCGCCGACTCGGCAACCGACTTCTCGAAGTCGATCTTCTTGGCGAGCTTGGCGGCGTCTGCCGTCAGCGTCTCGAGTTCGAGGTCACGCTCGGCGTTCTTGTCCGCGTCGCCTTCGATGGCACGCACGGCGTCGATCCGGTTGGCGAGGGCAACGGCCTCGTCCTGCAGCTTCTTGAGGTTGTCCACTGTGTGATGTCTCCGCCGGCGGTATTGCCGATGGAGTCCAACGTCGCACTACCTCGTGCTTCTCTTGCAGAACCGCACTTCGGAAAGTGTTGTTTTCACAAACGCCACCGCACGGGCACCGCACCTCGGGCAACGCAAGTACCGCTGCCGCTCGTCACCGCACGGGCGGCTGGAACGACAACGCAACTTCTCGCCGCATGTGCAGCGTGGCTCAGCCATTGCGAAGCCTCAGAGAAGCAGCCCAGGCGGCGGCGACGCCCCGCAGGGCCGAACGCGAACGATCCGCCTGGGCCGCAGGCTCGGGCGTGGGCTCGGTCTGCGACGCCAGCCACGCTTCATAGGAACGCATGGCGACGCCGGCCGACGTTGACGGGTACGCGGGCACCAGAACCGGGCCAACGTCGTACAGCCCGCTCACCTCGCGGATCTGCCGCACTGCCTTGCCGTCTTCACCGGTGCGGAACGATTCGTTCTTCGGGTCCACCGTGAAGGCGAACGACGAGCCACGCACGTCACGCCGCTGGATGAGCTCGAGCACGTCAGCCCGGCTCACGGGCGGCGTCACCACGTACCGCAGGCCCTTCTCGTCAGACGAGAGTTCCAGCGTGCCGGAAGACGTGCGACCGAGGACGATGTTGCTGTCGTGATTGAACAGGGCCACCACGTCGCCCTTGCCCCGCTGGCGGTTGAGGATCCTGTCGAACGCCCCCGGCAGGATCTCTTCCTTGAACCCGCCAAGGTCAAGAGAAAGCCGGTTGTAGACGGCGGCATAGCCGATGATCGCGGCCCGGCCATCGGCACGGCTTTCCACGATCAGTTCGTGCTCGTCCTCAAAGGCAAAGTCGCGGCGTTCAATTTCCATCTGTCGTGTCCTCCTCTTCGGCCTGGTCTTCGGCGTCATCGGCCGGGCTTTCCTCGTCCTCGACGGGCGGCTCGGGCATCGGCTCCGGTGCCGGTGGCTCCTGGCCCACCTTGTCCAGCGTGGTCATGTTCAACTGCACGAAGTGCTTGTCGCCTTCCGGTCCGATTGGGTTCAGGTTTTCCAGTTCCCGAATCTCGTTGATCGTCATCCACCCGTTTTGCAGGGCCGAGACGTAGTAGGCCGACCGGCTCGCGTGGTCGCCACGCAGTAGGCCAGAGACGCTGTGCTCGGCGAAATACCGCTCGTCGTCCACGATCAGATCACGCGAGATTGCGGCTTCCCATCGCTTGAGATGAGGCAGCAGGCAGTGCTGCACGAACTCCGTGCCTTGCACCTCAATGTTGTTGTATGTACTGCGGTCCAGCTGTTGGATCATGTGACAGGGCACGCGAAAGATCCTGGCGCACTCGGTCACAGCAAAGTTGCGACTCTCAAGCATCTGGGCAGCCTCATTGCTGCTTGAGAGTTCGTGAGCTTTCACGCCGTTTGGAAGCACTGCCGTGCGAAACGCCTTGTCTGCCCCACGGTGCATCCGCTCCCACTGCTCGCGGAGCCTTTCGGCAGCCTCAGCCGGTATCGGGTTGTCGGATTCAAGGACAATCCCAGGGCGTGCATTGTTCCCAAAGAATGTCGCCGCGTGAGCCTCAAGGGCCTGCGAAAGCCCGATCACGTTTTGGAACAGCTTGTACGTGGGGATCGGCTTGATGCCGTCCTCGGTCGTGAACCGCAATGCGAAGATCTGCTCTTGGCTGTAGACCGTCTGCCTGCCGCTCGGCTCGCGGTAGCGATACCGCAGCGTGCCGTCTTCCAGCCGCTCGGCTTCCATCCGAGACGAATGCAGCGGCCACAGTTCCGACACGGCACCGCGAGCACCTGGGCGGATCTCGGCGTAGCTCGCACCGTAGTGGAGGTACATGCCCGTCATCCAATCCCGAAACTCTTGGGCCGTCTGCCACGGGTTGGGCTGCATGTGCAGCAGGCGATACACGGGGTGGCTCGTGGCCTTCTGCTTGCCACCATTGGCGAGCCGCTCGTAGACGTGGAGCGGCAGGGCCGACACCGCATCAGAGATCACCCGGATGCAGGCCGTGTACGCAGAGCACGCCATCGAGTTGTCGGCGTTGACGCGAACGCCAGACGGCGTGCGGCTCGGCGAAACCTCGGGCCAGTCGATGCCACGCAGGTCGAACATCTTGTAGTCGGCGACGGCGTTTTCGTTCATAGGGTGATGATGTCCCAGTTCTGCTCGGCTGGTTTCGCAGTCGCCACGGCGTGCAGTCCGAGGCCCATCACCAGCGAGACAATGCCGTCGATGCGTTCCGTGCTTTTCGCCTTGCTCGGCTTGATGTTGCCCTGGTGGTCGGTCTGCACTGCCACGTTGCCAGCCATCCACGACAGCACCGGATGATTCCCGTGGCGGATCTTCTCCGAGAGCACGAGGTTCTCCAGCTGCTTGCTCGGGCTGCTCATGGATCCGTAGCCCTGTCCAAAGCCTGTCACATTCACGCCTTCCCCTTGCAGTTGGGTAGCGAGTTGCGTGGCGTTCCAGCGGTCGATTCCCACCTGCCGGATATTGAACTTCTGCGAGAGCTCAACGATGTCTCGCCGGATCACGTCGTAGTCCGTGACGTTGCCATCGGTGGCCCTGATGTACCCGTCCCGAATCCACCCGATGTAGTCCACCTTGTCACGCTGCGTCCGCTCGGCAGCGTTCTCCTGCGGAACCCAGAAGAACGGCAGGACATCGAAGGTGCCGTCCTCGGCCTGGCTCACGAGCACCAGGGCCGACAAGTCGTAGGTGGTCGCAAGGTCAAGCCCGGCGTACCACTCACGCTTCTCCAGGTCGCCAGACAGCGGCTTGCCGCACTTTGCCCAGTTGTCAGGCGAGAGCCACCGTACGTCCTGGGTAGTCCAGACGTTAAGCCGATACCGCAGGAACGAATTGAGCTTCGACGGCGATTGCTCGGCTTCGCGGGCGTCGGCCGCGAAAGAATCCACCGTGATCGTCTCGCCCAGCGACGGGTTGGCTTTGTGCCACGTCTTCGGGTCTTTCCAATCGTCCTCGGGCGACGCGGCGTAAATGCACCCGAAGAAAGCCGGATCAACTGTGGGGTCGGCAATGCACCGCTCAGCGTAGGCGTGCTGCTCCCAGCAGATCGACTTGCGGTCATAGCCCGCCGTGGTGATTGACAGGATGAGCGGCTGCCGGCGAGCCGCACCGCCGTACCGCAGGGCGTCCCACAATCGCCGGTCTCGCTGGGCGTGCAATTCGTCAAAGAGCAGGGCGTGAATGTTCAGCCCTTCCGCACGGAACGCGTCAGCCGAGAGCACGCGATAGAACGAGTTGCTCGCCTTGTGAACGATCGTCTTCCGGCTGTCGATCACCTCGAGATGGCGCGACAACGCCGGCGAAGCCCGCACCATCGAAGCCGCTTCCCGGTAGATGATGCCCGCCTGCTCTCGATCGCAGGCCGCACCGTAGACTTCGGCCCCCGGCTCGGAGTCGAAGGCGGTCATGTAGAGAGCGATGCCAGCAAGCGTGGTGGACTTGCCCTGCTTCTTAGGGAGCTCGATGTACCCGACTCGATGCTGCCGCAACCCGTCATGGTTCAGCCGGCCGAAGAGTTCACGCATGACGTGGTGCTGCCACGGCAGAAGCGTGAACGGCTTGCCGGCGTTCTGCCCCTTGCTGTGGCGCAAGATCTTCTCGAAGAAGTGCACCACCCGCTCGTACTTGGCTTGCCCCTCTTTGCAGAGATCAGGCACCGTGGAGCTTAAAGAACTCTTCGACTTCGTCGGTTGGCTTTTCTTCCTTGCCACCTAGCCGCGTCCTACTGCTCGGGGTCAGCCCAAACTCGCCCATTAGCGAAGCCTGCAGCGCCACTAAACTGCGATACAACGGGCCAGCCGGATTCGGTTTGACGCCACCCAGGTCGGTTCGCATCACCGGGCCAGTGGCCCGCAGCTCGAGTAGGCACGCCTGCGTCGCAGCGTACACCTCGCACAAAGTCGCCAACGCTTCGCCGTCAGCAGTAGTGAGCGTGCCGAGGCCCAGCAGGATCGGCACGAGCTCGTTCCACTTCTCCACGGCGAGCGGCTCGACCATGAGACGCTTCGGCATCGGCGGCGATCCAGCCGGGGCCGGCAGATCGGGACGGATCTTTCGCTTGCCTGGGTTGCCGGCCAGACGCTTAGCCGCCTCCGGGATCGGCTTTCGGCCTCTGGCCATGGCTCACCTCAAAAACGCCGCTGATTTTTGCGGCCGCGCACGCGGAAGGAAACCGTGGGGTTTGAGATT